TGACTATTGCACTGGTCTTATTCTTTTCCACAAGTTGTTCGAAAAATTGAATGATTGTCGTGAATGGATGTCTGTGATCGGTGTGAACATGTTCACTGAGTGGGGCTTGCTCCACCAGCGAACGCGCCAAAGACAATTGCACCTTGGTCTCCCCGACAAGTATGCGTGCTCTGACATTTCTGGCTCTGATAAGTACCAGAAACATGCCATTCGCCTCATATTTATCGAAGTTCTTCAAGTTCCTGACCACTTGCGTGCCATCTTTGATGACTATATGGACCACCTAGAAAGTCGTGTCGTTGTTGACCAGAATGGCTTTGCCTTCTTGGTTACCGATGGACTCGACTCAGGTAAGTTCGTAACTCTCCATTTCAACACGCTGTACTCTTTAGTTTGCCTTATCATCCTTTTGATCAAGCAGTGCGTTGATTTTGCCTCTATCCTTGTTTGGCCTGCCTTAATCGGTGGTGACGATAATTTGACTAACTGGCCCTTCGCGCAGTCGTATTACGATTGTTGGCAGCAGCATATTTATCCCATCACTGGTCAAAAGGTTTCTAATGAAAATGGTCAAGAAGGAGACACTAACGACCCTCCCGGGGTCGTGCCTTTGGAGCAAGCTCAAATTTATTCTATGAGTTTCGCTTCCACCCCGTATGGTGTTTTTCCTAGAACCCTACGCCCTAACAAGGCGCTAGCTCGTCTTCAGTTTTCCACGAAGAGCGAGAATCGCCTTGAGCTAATCAAGCAACTTATGCTAGTTCATTTCTGGCACGAGTCTGTTATGTCCAAACTTCGCGCTGAGTACCTATGTTCGGGCGGAACGAGAGTTCTGCTCAAGCATTGGGAAGCTCGGTGCCTCGCTTGCTACGGTATTGTTGTAGAATCTGCTCAGGTTGGTTCGGAGGTTATAAAAGCACAATTAGTACCACAATCCGTCAAGATGTCTACCACCGTGACTACTACCACCGCTACTCCCAAGAAGAAGGTGGTCACTACCGTCCAGCGCCGCCCCATGAAAAAGGCCGCGCCTGCCCCCAAGAAACCGCAGGCCCCCAAAAAGCCCGCGATTGCTTACCCTAACGATGCTTGGTTTAAGGCCAGCATCGACCCTGAGAACAACCCGCCTATTCGCTTGCCTGACCAATACGGCAATCCGACGGCTGTTTTCAAACAGCGCTTGCAAGTCACCATCCCTTACAATGGCCCCACCGCTCTCGGTGAGCCCCGTGACATGGTCGTCGTTGCAAACCAAAATCCCGAGGCTGGACTTTGGGTGAAGAATGGTTCGGCTCCCGACCCTGACTTTGCTCTGAAGATCAAGCCTGCACTCGCTCAGAAGCGCTATCGATTCATGAAGAACGCTGGTTATGCTGAGCTTGCCTCTGAAGGCACTCTCCCTGCCTCTCAGCTCCGTCGCATGGCGATAGCTGCAAAGCTGCGCATGAAGACGCTTGTTTACTCTGCGAAGAGAAACACCAAAGCCTCAGCGGCTTTTGTCCTTGGCACCCAGGCCCACCTTACAGTGGAGACCAGGAAGACCAACAGTGCACAAGATTCTTACTACTTGGCAACAGGACAACAAGATTCTGGTTTCATTACCGGTCTCGCTGAGGGCCATCTCTCTACGAGCTCTCCCGCCATTGTTCCCAGTGTCGTTGATGAGTTCGGTCAACCCGTCGAACTTGAGAAGAACGACGATCTAACCCGCTATGGGCTTGATTGTACTGCCGGAAATCATATCTTCAGTCTTACTGTTGATCGTGCTGGCAAGTACAGAATAAATCTCAAGGACTCCGCAGGAGTCCTGGTTAGTTCCGCGTCATTGGATACTACTTTGACCGGAGCAACTGCCTTCTCAATCACTCTTCTTGCCGTGGCCGCTGGCAGACTGTTTCCGGAAATCATTTCAAATTCCGGAAACGTCTCGCTTCAAGAGCTCCACTGGCAAGCCCCAATTCCTGACAATGAGGATGATTGGTATCAGATTCCTACTCCGGATGCTGACACCATCCTTAAAGTCACCAACGGCTTGCGCTGTACCGCGCAGAGCTTGTTGGCCACGTTTTTGGGTGCTCACCTTCACGATCAGGGAGCTGGGTGTATTGCCCTACTCCCTGCCGATTATTTCCAGAAGTACACCGTCGATGATCTCACGATGAAAAATCTTCAGGAAATTGGCACTCAGAAGTACGATGGTCGTGCTTCTGAAGGCTTCAATGCTTTCATGCCACCTTACGGGGCTGTACAGAGTATCTTCCAGCAGGAGGATGCCAACCCGTACGATGATGTGAACATTGCCGCTCCGCGCATCGCTCTCGTCCTGAAGGGACTCGAGCCTGATACGGCTATCCGTCTCAAGATGTGCTGTCACCTCGAGGGTCCGTCGACTTCCCAGTTGTTTTCGAACCGACCTCGTGGTGGAGACCCCGCCGCGTATGCTTTCTGTACGCAGGCTTTGTCGAACGTCAACCCGTGTTCGGCAAACTTCATTCACATGATGATTGTCTCTGCGTGTCTTGCCGCGTGGGAAATTGCCATTAACGTTGCTCCTGCTATTGAAGCAGTCTGCAAGTTTGGAACCGTTTTCGCGTCGTCATTCCGCACTGCTTTTCTGTCCTCCAAATCCAAGAAGGAACGAAAAGAAAAAGAGTAAACGTGGGGGTTTTCACTTTTTCCCTCCACAATGTTTCTCTCTCCTTACAGGTTCTCTTTTGCCTGAGTTTATCTTTTCCTCAGATCTCTCTCTAACTTATCTAGTCTATCCTAAGTCTATG